AGCATCCATCGATGTCCCATTCCGTGGAAGAATTTTTAAGGTTGCTGGAGATAGAACAATTGATACTTGGTCAATCACAATCATCAATGATGAAGACTTTAGACTCAGAAAATCTTTTGAGGCATGGTCTGAACTGATTGCTAAGTTGGATAACAACCTTGGAGCAACAGATCCTGGTGCTTACATGGTTAATGCTAAGGTCTTCCAGTTAGGAAGAGGATCAGTTCCAAGCAGTAAGGATAACACTGGCGATTCAAATGCTGTTCTTGCAGAATACGAATTCGTCGATATCTTCCCAACAGCAGTTTCGGCAATCGATCTTTCATATGATTCTTCAGACACAATTGAGGAGTTTACTGTAGAATTTGCAGTACAATCCTTTAACATCGTCGCAAGTGGCACTCCTAACGGCTAATAAATAGTCAAAGGAAAATTTAGAAAAATAAATTATGTCCAAGTTGTTTGGGTTCTCAATTGAGGACAACGAACCACTCTCACCAAATGCGGTTTCCCCCGTTCCTCCTAACAATGAGGACGGGGTTGACCACTATATGAGTAGTGGTTTTTTTGGTTCTTATGTAGACATTGAAGGTGTATATAGGACAGAATTTGAGTTAATTAAACGATATCGTGAAATGTCACTTCACCCTGAAGTTGACAGTGCGATTGAGGATATTGTAAACGAGGCTATTGTTTCTGATAGCAATGATAGTCCCGTTCAAATTGAGTTATCAAACCTTAATGCTAGTGATGGTATTAAGACAAAGATTCGTAGAGAATTTAAACATATCTTAGATCTTCTTGACTTTGATAAGAAAGCACACGAAATTTATCGTAACTGGTATATTGACGGAAGAATTTATTATCACAAAATTATCGATTTAAAAAATCCTAGCGAAGGAATTCAAGAGTTGCGTTATATTGACGCAATGAAAATGAGATATATTAGACAGCAAAAGAAAAAGAAGAAGGATGATAGAAATATTCTATTAAAATTAAAAACTGATGATCCTATGGATTATGAGTTTCCAGAGATCGAAGAATATTTTATCTACAATCCAAAATCGCCATTTCCTTCATCTAATCCATCTCAAACTGGAGGATCTCAAGGAATTAAAATTGCAAAGGATGCGATCACCTATTGCACTTCTGGATTGGTAGATAGAAATAAAGGAAACACTCTTTCATATCTTCACAAAGCAATTAAATCTCTCAATCAACTTCGTATGATTGAGGATTCACTGGTTATCTACAGATTGTCTCGCGCACCTGAGCGTAGAATATTCTACATTGATGTTGGCAATCTGCCTAAAGTAAAAGCAGAACAATACTTGCGTGACGTTATGATGCGTTATCGCAACAAACTTGTCTATGATGCAAACACTGGAGAGATCCGTGATGACAAAAAATACATGGCAATGCTTGAGGACTTCTGGCTTCCAAGAAGAGAAGGTGGAAGAGGAACTGAGATTTCCACTCTCCCAGGAGGACAGAATCTTGGTGAAATCACTGATATTGAGTATTTTAAAAAGAAATTATACAGGTCCCTTAATGTTCCCCCATCAAGAATGGATGGAGAAGGTGGGTTTAACTTGGGGAGATCTTCTGAGATCCTGAGAGACGAACTCAAGTTCACCAAGTTTGTTGGTCGTTTGAGAAAGAGATTCTCCAATATGTTTAATGACATGCTGAAGACTCAACTTATTCTGAAAAATATTATCACTCCTGAAGATTGGGAAGTCATGAGTGAGCACATTCAATATGATTTCCTTTATGACAATCACTTCTCCGAATTGAAAGAAGCAGAACTTCTCAACGAAAGACTGACTCTTGCTCAAACTGCAGAACCATACATTGGCAAATATTACTCTCAGGATTATGTAAGACGTAAGATTCTTCGTCAGACTGATATTGAGATTCTTGAGCAAGATAAGTTGATTGAGGATGAAATCAAAAAAGGCATTATTCCCGATCCAAATGCACCAGTTGATCCAGAAACTGGTATGCCTTTAGACTCAGCTGCAGGAATGGATTTGGGTGCTCCAGTCATGGAACCAGAAATAGATGGGTCTGCAGCTGAGGCACCAGAACTCCCCAAAGGCGGAGAGATATAAATACCTTTTAGTTGTACATAATACACTTAAATGGATGACCTTTTAGATATGATCACAACTGATGAGTCACCCTCTCAGATCAGTGACAAGATTAAAGAACTCCTCTTTGCAAAATCTGCAGAGAAGATTGATGCTTTCCGTCCTTATGTAGCGTCACAAACTTTTGGCGATCCAAATGCAGAGGATGAGGATCTTGAGTACACCGATGATGGTGTGTGATAATTATAAATAAATAAAAATTCTGTGTAACAATGTCAAGGATAATCATTTCTGCTGGTGAACAACAATTAGCTACGGGCATTGGTAACTCAACGACCGTTGATTCTGCAAGATTTGTTAGAATTTACAACAATTCTGGCGCTGCAGCAGTTTTATTTGTACAGGATGCTAATTATTCTGGTATTGGATCTATCACTATTAAAGATGGTTCTGTTGAAACAATTGAGAAGCATCCAGAAGATTCAATTTATTATATCGGCAGCGCAACCATTAAAGTTGCAAGAGTAGGAGTCACCGCTTAAAACCAATGAAACTTATCAGAGAAGAAATCGAAACAGTTGATTTTATCGTTGAAGAACGCAACGGTAAACAGTCACTGTACATTGAGGGAGTTTTCCTCCAGGGTAACATTAAGAACCGTAATGGTCGTATGTATCCCATGGAGACTCTCCGCCGTGAAGTTTCTCGCTATAACGAAAATCACGTTGTAGCAGGAAGAGCACTTGGAGAATTAGGTCACCCCGATGGACCCACTGTTAACCTTGATCGTGTTTCTCATAAGATTGTTTCTTTGAGAGAAAGCGGTTCAAACTTTATCGGAAAAGCAAAGATTCTTGACACCCCAATGGGTAGAATTGCTAAGAATCTGATTGATGAAGGTGTTAAGTTGGGTGTTTCTTCTCGTGGTATTGGTTCACTCAAAATGACAAGAGAGGGAATCAATGTTGTTGGTGACGACTTCATGTTAGCAACTGCTGCTGATATCGTTGCTGATCCTTCCGCTCCTGATGCTTTCGTTGAAGGTATCATGGAAGGAAAAGAGTGGGTATGGGATGGTGGCATTCTTCGTGAGAAGTATGCACAAAAAACATACAAGAGAATCAACACTTTAGTTGATCAAAAAAGACTTGATGAACAGAAACTGAATCTGTTCAATGATTTTCTGAATAGTATTTGATTACTATACATAAAATATTTTAATTTATAAATAAATATAGATTTTAATCCAGGATAATCGGAGCGTTCAAATGTCTCGTGGTAAACAATTACAAGAAATGGAAGTAGGCACAAAGCAATCCAAGACTGCTGTCAATGCCGGAGCGAAACCAGCTGAAGCAATGGATACTTCAGTCGCGGGTTCCTACGAAGATCTCGGTGGTCCTACCCCCGATAACTATAGACCAGACGATGATTCAGCAAAGCTGAACACTCCTGGTGCTACCCTCAAGGGTGTTAAGGATGTTGTCAACAAAGGAGCAAAAGCAGCAGAACCCATGAAAGGCATTAAGGAAGACGAAATCCTCGATGATGAAGAAATGATTGAGGAAGATCAAGAGATCGTTGACGAAGTAGTAGAAGAAGAAGTTCAAGAAGACGAAGTTGATATCGAAGAAGATCTCAATGCACTTCTTGGCGGCGAAGAACTCTCTGAGCAATTCAGAGAGAAGGCCAAAATTATTTTTGAGGCCGCGCTTAAGTCCAAGGTTGCTGAAGTAAAAGAATCTCTTGAGGCGCAGTACGCTGCTAAACTCGAAGAGCAAGTTGCTGAAGCAAAAGAAGAACTCGCAGAGCGAGTTGATTCTTATCTTGAGTATGTTTCAGACGAGTGGTTCACTGAGAACGCACTGGTCATTGAACATGCACTCAAGACCGAGATGACCGAATCATTCCTGCATGGAATGAGAAGTCTTTTTGAAGAGCATTATGTTTCAATCCCTGACGAAAAATATGATGTTGTTGAGAGCATGGTAAACAAACTTGATGAAATGGAGACAAAACTCAACGAGCAAATTGAGAAGAACATCTCCCTTAACAAGCGTCTCGCAGAGTCGGTTGCTGATGGGGTTTTAGATCAAGTCTCTGAAGGTCTTGCACAGACTCAGAAAGAGAAGCTCGCTTCACTTGCCGAAAGTGTAGAGTTTGAAAGTGAAGAAACATATCGTGAGAAGCTGGAAACTCTGAAGGAATCGTATTTCGCTTCCAAGAAAGAGTCTGCGGCTGCTAAAACCGAAACCCTTTCCGAGGGTGTAGACAACGCAGCGCCTGAGTCATACACAGGTTCTATGGCTGCATACTTGAGAACGCTGGGTTCGACCTTAGCAAACTGAATTTATTAAATCAAACGTAAACTTTACAGGTACACGCAAATGTTCCAATCAGAGCATCTGCAGGAAAAGTGGGCACCTCTCCTCAACTATGAGGGTCTTGACAAAATCTCAGATCCCCATCGTAGAGCGGTAACCGCCGTCCTGCTGGAAAACCAAGAAAGATTCATGCAAGAGCAAGTCGCCTTTGAGCACGGCGGCATGATTGCAGAACAACCTACCAACTCTGTTGGTAATGGTGGATACACCTCCTCAGGTGGTCAGACAGTTGCAGGTTTCGACCCTGTTCTGATCTCCCTGATCCGTCGCTCAATGCCTAACCTGGTCGCTTATGACCTGGCTGGCGTTCAGCCAATGTCTGGTCCTACTGGACTGATCTTCGCAATGCGCTCCAAGTACAGCACTCAGGGTGGTACGGAGGCTCTGTTCGACGAAGCAGATACCGCATTCTCTGGTCAGAACGAAGGATTCGATCTGGCTAATGGCTTCTCTGATGCTGCTGCTGGTCTGGGTACTACCGCACAAGCAGGTAGCAACCCATCTGCCCTCAACCCCGTTGCAACCGCTTCTTCAACCGGTTATAACGTTGGTCAGGGTATGCGTACCGATGACGCTGAAGATCTGGGAACCGCAAGTGATGCATTCAACGAAATGGCTTTCTCAATTGAGAAAGTCACCGTTACTGCAAAGTCAAGAGCACTCAAAGCAGAGTACTCCCTGGAACTGGCACAGGACCTCAAGGCAATCCATGGTCTGAATGCTGAAGCGGAACTCGCCAACATTCTCTCTTCTGAGATTCTGGCTGAGATCAACCGTGAAGTCATCAGAACCGTCTATAAGGTTGCTGAGCAAGGTGCTGTTTCTAACACCGCTACTGCTGGTATCTTCGACCTTGACATCGACTCCAATGGTCGTTGGTCGGTTGAGAAGTTCAAGGGTCTCCTGTTCCAAATCGAGCGCGATGCTAACGCAATTGCACAGCGCACTCGTAGAGGAAAGGGCAACATGATCCTCTGCTCCGCAGACGTTGCTTCCGCCCTCACCATGGCTGGCGTTCTGGATTACACCCCAGCACTCAACGCTAACCTGAACGTTGATGACACTGGTAACACCTTCGCTGGTGTTCTGCAAGGTAAGTATCGTGTTTATATCGATCCTTATTCTGCAAACCTGACCTCAGGTAACGCAAGCGC